ACTACGTCACCAAGTCCTACGACTGTCAGTGGTGTCCACTCATAGTCTTTTACTACTGGAGCACTTGGAGTGATATAAGCTGCAGGAGAACCTTGATATCCATGACCGCCTTGATCTAATGATACTGTTGAGACAGCATCGCCTACTAATACTGCTGATGCTAGTGCTGTAGTACCTACATACTTTAATTGTGCAGATCCGTTATTCGTTGTGCCACTTAAATGAATTGGTCCAGATGATCCTAATCGTGTACCACTGACAACATAATAGAAGTTATCACGTGTAGTAGATGGATTAGTATACTTAATATAACTACCTAAAGCTACATCAAGAGAGTCTTGCCAATCTATGTATGATGGGAATGGAGGTGATACTGTTAAATCTATTGCAGAGTATCCTTCACCAGCATCGTCTATCTGTAACTCACTTAATAAGTATGGATTAGACTCTAAATACCCGTCACCGGTCACTGCTGCTATAGTATTGTCTGGGTCTGGATCATATCCTAGTCCACCATTTTCAATAGTTATATGATTGATATCACCGTTTGAAAAGAATTGAGCCTTAAGTGCTGTCGTTACAGGCATATGAGTAGTAGATAAGAATCTATTTCTCAATGCTAATGGAATGGTATACATAAACTTCCATTTATATCCATCAGATGTAGTGAATACTGAAGTATCCGTACCAAATGGCATCACAGTAGAAGCAGCGTTTAAGTTATTATCGATACACTTGTATACGTTATTGTCTGTAGTGAGTACATAGTATTGTGCATCTTCCAATCTTGTAGCACCATAAAACCCAACTGCATTAGCTCCACCATTAGGGACAGCTTCATATGCATCATCGTACATATCATATACAGTATTAACAGTCCAATCAATCCTTCTAACTACGTATGCTACGTCAGAGCTATTAATTCTTTTTGCTGTAAGTATGTCTCTACGAACATGTAACTCATATCTAAAGTTTTCAGAAGGTATACCTGGAACGTCTGAAGTACTAGACGCAATGAACGGACTCAATGAATCTGTCCAAGTATTTTCTTTTCCATACCAATGATAGTATATGGCAGTATTAGATACCACATCGTTATAGATAGAGTCAACTATTGACTTCCTAAATCTTGGTTTAAATACTGAGTATGATATCGTCATTTAATTATCCTACAGAAACTACCCATGATATCGCAATACTGTCAGTAGATGTCTTTACTATGACAGGGAAAGTCGTTCTACATAACATAGTACCGTATGTTACTTTATGATTAGATCCAATGCCGTCAGTAAGGGTAATTACTATTGGAGTTAAAGCTGTAGCATTAGCATAAGTTAAAGCTAGCTTGAAAGTATCGTTTGTGATCTTGACTATATAGTATGTTGATCCAGTGGTGAGGCCTCCTATAGAAGTACCACCACCATTAGTATAAGTGACTTTAGCGCCTGTGGTTAATCCATGATTAACGTATGTGATAGTATTAGATGCAACGTCTATAGCTCCATCAAAAGTAAGTACTGACGTCTCGTCTTTATTGAATATGCCGGCCTCAACTATAGAGCCCGTACCAGAACCTGCTGGAAACAATGCATTAAATTTAACGCTACTTCCTGTCAGTTCAGTAGATGTGATGCCTACTCGTGTTAATTCGTTTATTAATGTCGTTTGAGATAATGCAGCAATTGAAGCGTCATCTCCTATAGACATATAATCCATGGCGTCATAACTTGTTCCTACTATACGGGAAGCAATGAACTCTTTACCAGTAGTCACTACAAGATTTGGGACCTCAGTAGAGTATACCAACTCATTCTTTTCGTTGAATTTTTTGATTATTAAACGTCCGGTCAACGTTACACTTGATTTAAACATTTTTACTCCTAGTTATCCTGTAAATACATAACTCTCTGGTGGGTTATATAATTCTTCTGGTGCCATATATACGTCTGTATCATATGGTTCTATTCTGATCCTGCCGCCTTCTCCAGTAATGATTGCATAGCTTGGCGTTATACTCTTATTTATCTGATTAAACGAAGCAAAAGATCTCCATTGTCCTAATTCTTGCATTGCTGTGGCTTGTACATTAAAGTCATTTTGGATCTGATACTCTCCAAATAAAGCTGTACCTGCTGGATGTAAGTATGACTTCATCAAAGACTTATAAGATTCTAGCTTCTCATCCACTGTTATTAGATATGAGTATTTTTGGTACCTATAGCTGTCCTGGATATACATGTCATCATCAAGGAACCCGTCATTTGTTACGAAGTGGCCTTCATACTTGGCAACGGCACCAATATCAAACCTAATCAATACATAGTTAGGATTGGATCCTTGAGCATTGATAGACTCTTGATAGAACTGTTGTAAGAATGTTGCAGCATAGGTGTTATCTGCGTATGGTAGTACTGTATAATTTGGAGATATTACATATCCATAGTCTTCATACTTATGAAGTTGTGTGTCATTAGGGATTTTATACTGTGTTAATGAATTCTTATCTACCTGCATTGTAGAACTTGAGTTGATAGTACCACTAGATTGTATTAGATAAAAAGCAGAATCATATCCATATCCAAACCCAAGAGTAGCAAGGCTGATTATTCCACCATCTTTATTAACCCTTGTTACTTTTAATTTTTGATTAATGGTTTTACCAGTAGATACTGTCGTACCATTAATGATCTGACCAATCTTATATCCGACACCTGGAAATACTACTGTATATTTTACTGTTGTTGGTAATATAGTACCAGTCACATCTCCATCTGATAGGGTATAACCTACCTTGATGTCACCATAGTAGTATCTATCGATGAATACTTCATAGACATCATTTTCAACTAATCGTACTTTTAGGACAAATACCTTAAGATTTTGATTTACTCCGTGTATGGTTATGCGATTACCTACTAACGCTTGTGGGTTCCCAGTAGATATACGAACAAACAAAGACATGTCTTGTTGCCATTTGCCGTCTGATGCCTTAAGTACTTGATCCCATGGATAAGTTATCTCAGCGGTCTTACCATATAATAGTTTAAATAAGAACTTATAAGAAGCTTCTGTGCCTTTGGCAACGAATACTTCTTTGATTTTTCTAAGGAATAGTCTTTGGTCAATATTAGAGTACGTGCTACCAAAGATGTCAAGTTCACTCTTAAAATACTGGATAAAACTATCAAGCGTATTGTCTATGTCTCTTAAGTCTGTTAAGTTACGTTTCTCATATCGATCTACGTATTCATAGTATGCTTCAATGAATTCTACAAATAGCGGATGATCTTCCCTTGCAAATTCAGGTATCTGTTGAGCTACTATTGATTTTAAATCTATAGTCATTAGTTTCTACTTGAAGTGAATTGATAACTAGATCCACCAGCTGAATCACCTACTGATAACTTGTCAAGCACCATGTTAACAGAGATGTTTTCATTTGGTATGTTTACTAATTGGTTACGTATAGACACTACATCATTTGATTGTGGCTTGATGATTAGTTCAAATATAGCGCTCTGTGTTAAGTCTATACCAGTTATCTCTAATGCATCCATAGTTATGGTACCTTTTGCATAATCGACTGAGCCAAAAGATCTATAATACTTCTTAACGTTGATGTCATAGTAGTACATCTTTAACACTCCTACAAGCTTATCAGTAGGACTGTCTTCAAGGTACATCAGCTTATCACTGCCGGCAACGTAAAAGCCAGTAGAAGATATGGATTCTTCTCCTACTCCAGAATTATAAATTGGGTTACCTAAATGAATTACATAGTTTTCATTGGCGTTATACTTGACAGTTACTTCTCTATTTAACTTAAGTGTAGTGATGTTACTTACTATAGAAGGCTCAGCCGCATCTATCTTAGATGACAGGTTTGAGTATCTAAATATACCCGCAAATGAGTGTAAGTTTTGTAAGTTATAGTCTTTTATTGTCTGTGTCACTAGTGCTTGTAATTCTGATTCAGACTTACCCGTAAGTCTTGGATTATAGTATGCCGTAGTACTGATCTCAAGGTTGATGTATTCTGGATCAAGTATTACAGGACTAATAGATACTACGTTCTTTTGTTTTAATAGTTGTGTTCTGATAAAATCTTTTTGTGCTAGAGTCAATATGTCTGTAGTCCTAGGCTTGATAGAGATGTATACTCTACCATATGTTGGAGGTACATGATCTTCTCCACCCCATACATTGATAGCTTCAGCTTCAGGATATAATCTATAGATCATAGCCTTATAGTCTTCTACTGTCACTGCTCTGTTTTGTGCTGTGTATGATCTTGGTGCATTGTATCTAACTGAATCGATGCTTTCTACTTCACCACCACCAAATGCTGGCGTACGTGTAGTCACTGATACTATGCCACCCAATAGTGTAGAACCTGAGTATGAGAATACTCTTGCTCCATTTGCTGCAGCTTTACTAGTAACTAAATAAGATATGTTGACTATGTTACCATTATGTAATGCTTTGCCTACTACATCATTACCAAACTCAAGCTCATAAAGTTGGCCTTCGATCTCTTTAACGAAGTATACCTTAGATGTAGCATCCAAGTTAAGTATCTCTTCATTACGAATGAACGTATTAAATGTGGCTGATGAAGCGTTGTCTTGTACACGCACATTGAGTGTAGAAAGATCTGCGTCTTGATTAGGGATAGTGTATACTACTCCGTCACCCACAATATACTTAAATGTTAGTGGAGTTCCTTCGACGATGTTAACGTTAGTAAACGTATACTTGTTATCAACTCGGGTAGTCTCAATAGCTTCAAGGTTATAGAAATTATATGTTGTACCGTCTATAGCTGCACTGAACGGACTATAAGCTGGTAGAGTTAATGTAGCTGGAGAAGTCGTGGTACTACTTACTACTATAGTCACAGTCGCTGTTGCAGATGTAGCTGAGTGTGGCACGTACCCAATTTCTTTAGCTCTTGAAACGACGCTTGATCGTTTGCTGGCGGAATCCAAGAAGGATTCATTGACAGCTAAGTTTGTATATAGAGCGTTGTAATGGGTATTGTATGCGAGTATGTCTAGCAGCACAGAAAGGCCGGAACCCTCAAAGTCATAGTCCGTAAAAGTATCTTGACCTTGTAAGAAGGTTTTTATGTTTGACTTAATCGCATCAAAATCCAACTCAGTCGTAGTAATATTTTTGTTTGTAGCCATTATCGTGTTCTCGTAAGAATTAAATCAACCTGTAGTGGTCGAGTCGTGTTTATTATGGTAAAGTAGATCGACACATACACCTCATGCTCATCTGGTGATACTGTTACTTGCACATTATCAAGTCTAACTCTTGGTTCAAAGTTAATTATAGTATCTGTTATAGCTCTCTTCAACATGATACTAAGCATAGGAGTCGCTGGCTCAAACAATAATCCACGTACAGCAGAACCTATCTCTGAATGAAACGGTCTCTCATAGTTAGTAGTCAATACTAAGTTTTTTACTGCAGTCTTGATAGCTTCATCATCATACTTACGAGCAACGTCATGCGTTACTGGGTGTCTAGTAAAGTTAAGGTCTAAGTCTATGAATGTTCTAGTTGCGCGTGCCATCTTCTATTTATAAGTCCTATCCAAAGAATACACTTGGGGATCCCTGTGCAGATACAGACCCACATGATATTGGGTCACCAATCCTACCTGCAGCTTTACCATTCACGAATACTGTAGATGAACCTTTTTGTAGAGTACCATCATGACATATGATCGTACAACAATGAGTTACCCAGTGATCACCTTGTCTATGTACACCTTTACCATTAACAAATACGTTACCTGAAGCTTCATCATTTACACGAGGACCAAAGCATCCGTGTCCTGAACATATGTCACCTAATCTAGTAACTGCAGCCATTATATTCTAAACCAAATATCACCAGCAATACCGCCCGTTGGTGAGTTAGTAGATATAGTTGGATAGAACCTAGGACCAGTAGTTCCTATTGGACCAGTTGCACCTATACCAGTAGCTCCTGAAGCGCCAACGTTTCCAGCTAGCGTGATTATCCAGTCAGTATACGTTCCATTGCCGACTGCGACGTCAGTGATGACAGATAATGAGTATGCAACATAGTTAGATATTATACCTTCCATGTATGCTGTATCTGGGTTATTTTGTGAAGCTATTCGTGCTCTAGTTCCTATGCCGAATGCAGACATAGTTGTATCAAGGCTTACAGTAAATACTTTATTGCTAGCTATACTAATTGAAGTCAGTGTAGAAGAAGTTAATACGAATGATGGACCAGTAGCTCCTGTGGCACCCATCGGACCAGTTGAACCCGTTGCACCTGTAGATCCTGTATAACCTGTCGCTCCTGTTGAACCTTGTGCACCAGTTGAACCCGTTGCACCTGGGATACCAGTACCACCAAGATAACCTGATGCACCTATAGGTCCTGTGGCACCCGTAGCTCCTGTATAGCCAGTTGCACCTGTAGCTCCAGTGTATCCTGTGGCACCTGTAGATCCTGTATAGCCTGATGCCCCTGTGATACCTGTAGAACCTGATGCTCCTTGGAAACCAGTAGCTCCAGTAGATCCAGTATAACCTGTAGCACCTGTAGATCCAATAGCACCTAAACCTCCACTTATACCAGACGCTCCTTGTATACCTGTTGAACCTGATGCTCCTTGGAAACCAGTCGCTCCTGAAGCACCAGTTATACCAGTTGCACCCGTCGCTCCTGTATAACCTGTTTGACCTGTAGCACCTTCAATACCAGTTAAACCTCTATAGCCTGTGGCTCCTGGAACACCTGTTGCACCTGTTCTGCCAGTAGGTCCTTGTATACCACTAGCACCAAAGTCACCACCAGCTCCGCCAATACCTGATGATCCTATAGGTCCTTGACTTCCTGTAGCTCCTGATGCTCCCTGTGTGCCCTGATTACCTTGTACACCACTAGCTCCGTTTGGACCAGTAGAACCGCTAGCACCTGAAGCTCCTATAATACCTGTGGCACCAGACGCTCCGTCGATTCCTTGTATACCTGTAGCTCCTGATGCTCCTTGAACACCAATCGCACCAGCTAAGTTGACTGTCCATGTATTAAATGATCCAGAACCGGTAGCACTAGTCCTAGTGAATAGCAAAACTCCAGTATTACTTGTGTATGATACTACGCTAGCATTTTGAATATTAGTGCTGTTACGCGCTATTACTATTGATTGTCCTGTAGAGTAACTTAAGCCTGTAGCTACTGTAATTCCTGTAGCTCCTGAAGAACCTAAAGTAAAAGTACTAGTAGATGTAGTAGAATACTTATCACCAGCTTGACCTTGTGGACCAGAAGCTCCTGATGCACCTTGAGGACCAGTAGTTCCAATAGGACCAGTAGCACCTGGGACATCTGATATACCTGTAGCACCACTAGCTCCGTTTGGACCAGTAGAACCTTGAGGACCTGTAGCACCAGGAACGTTAGAAATACCAGATGCTCCAGTCTGTCCTTGTAGTGTGGTCTTTGCTATGTCTCTTAAACTAACTGCCATATTATTATCCTATATCAACTGGTTCTGGTATTAAATTAAATGTTTGGTTGGCATCATCATACCAATACTTATCTGCTTCAATGGTATCTGCGCATTCTACCCACTTGAATGCCGATGTAACAGGGAACGTATCGTTCTGTACCTGTGCAACTCTGTATCCGTTTTCTCTTGATTCAATCATTGATATCAATGCTTTTTTCATATCATCTCCTATGCATACTCATATACTATAATTATTCCATTACCACCTGCTGCTCCAGTTTGACCAGTACCTGATGAAGCACCTCCTCCACCACCACCTGATGTTCCTGCAGAAGGAGCTACATTCTTTGCACCACCAGCACCACCGCCTGTGCCCATGTATCCTGCTCCACCACAACCACCACCGACTGTAGAATATGTACCACCACCTGATGCAGAACCACCTGATCCTACCAAGTTTAAGTCTCCGCCTGATGCCGAACCACCAACTCCACCTTTACCTCCAGAACTTACACCATTACCACCTCCTGATGCGGTGACAAACGTTCCGAATGATGATGTACCTGATACACCACCTATGATGACTGTCTCTGTTGAAGCTAAGTCTGAAGCAACTATTCGTTTGATACCTATACCACCTGCACCACCGCCTCCGCCTCCAGATCCACCTCCACCTGACGCTGAACCTGCACCACCAGTGCCGCCACCGCCCACTACATGAACGACTACATAAGTTGGGTTATAAGTCGCTTTAGTATAACCTGTTACTCCTGCTGCTGTAAAAGATGTGATAGCTAATAATGATCCAGCAGCTCTTGGACTTTCGGCGCCGCTCGATCCTTGGACACCTGTCGCACCTGAATATCCAATAGGACCTTGAACTCCTGTAGCACCCGTATATCCTACTCCACTTGCACCTTGAACACCTGTAGCTCCTGTGGCTCCGGGAACTCCTGTGGCACCTCCATCACCTTGTGACCCAGTATAACCTGTTGATCCTGTTAAGCCGGTTGAACCTGTAGCACCCCCTGCTCCTGACGCTCCACTTGCACCAATAACACCAGATGCACCTTGAATGCCTTGAAATCCTTGAATCCCTTTTTCTCCAGTAGCACCTATGACACCCGTTATTCCACTTGCTCCTTGTGGACCAGTAGAACCTGATGCTCCTTGAATACCTGTCGCACCAGAAGCACCAGTTATACCTGTGGCACCTGTATATCCTGTAGCTCCGTCAATACCAGTAGCTCCTGTAGATCCTGTGTAACCTGTCGCACCGGTGGAACCTAGAATACCAGTTGCACCTGTTAAACCTGTTGCACCGATACCAGTCGATCCTGATGCTCCTTGGAAACCAGTAGCTCCTGATGCACCATCGATGCCTGTGGCACCTTGATATCCTGTAGCACCTGTTAAACCTGTTGAACCTGACGCGCCTTGATAACCTGTAGCACCTGATGCGCCATCGATGCCTGTAGCACCAGTGTATCCTGTAGCACCTTCAATACCAGTAGCTCCTGTTGCACCAGTTTCACCTTGAGCGCCTGATGCACCGCGTATACCTGAAGCACCAAATTCACCTTGAATACCTTGTATGCCTTGAACTCCTTGTGGACCAGTAGCACCGTTATTACCAGTGATACCACTAGCTCCGTTTCTACCAGCTACACCAGTAGCTCCTTGAATACCCGTAGCTCCTGTAAATCCACGTGCACCTGTAGCACCCGCATTACCTATGGTAGCAGATACTTGCCATTGATAACCATCGTATACTAACCATACTATAGTGTTTCGAATATCTATGAGTAAGTCATCTTCATATGTATCGATCAACTGACCGTTTCTGAGTACTAATAATGGATATATTTGCCAGTCATTACCGTCTGTTAATACGATAGTAGTACCTATAACTGGAGAAGCTGGTAGAGTAATATTAAAAGAACCGCCTGAAGTATCTGCAATGACTTGTGTAGTCGCAGTTAATACAGTATTAGAAGTTACTCTCGTCCAACCTGATGGAGGGACTGGAGCCCAATATCGTGTACCATCTGTCAACGATGCTAATACATAGCCACTGTCTCCAGGAACACCTAAGTCTGGTTCTGTCTCAGAAAGTTGTAAGAAGTTATACCTATCAGGAGATACAGCCGTTGGTGATATCTTCTTAACTTTATTTGATAATAGTCTAGCCATTTACTGATTCCAAGATACTCAATGTTATTTTAAATTGATTGTTATTACTCGCACTAACTTTAAGTTCATGACCTTCTTCAAGTACTAACTTACCTGTAACTGCAGACGCTGAATCATTTCCCGGTATAGTGAAGTCTTTAATTAATTCTGTCGTTGTACTTGTACCAGAATAGTAATGAGATACAGTTACTGTTCCTCCACTACTAGTTAAGTTTGCTATCTGAGCCATCAAAATGATAGCAGACTTTCCTGCTGGTGCAGTATAGATGGATGTCGAGAGAGTAGTTATCTCTGCTGTCTTGGTTTTAAATACGTTTAATGCGATAGCCATTATGCGGTTCCTTCGATTGCTAATATGTATGGGGTTAAGATGGAGAATAATGACTTATTGAATGAGTCACCAGTGATTATACCATCTGCTCTGTTAATTAATAGTCCTGTACCGATCCTAAAGTTACCTTGTTCATCTGTACTTGTAAATACTACTTGACCGCTATTCGTTTGACGAATTTGGTTATCAGCATTAGGTATACCACCAAGTTGTGGTAGACACTTAGTGATGTCGTTACCAGAACCAACATATTCCATAGTATGGTCAGATGTTGATATAAAACTTCTTCTATAGAATCTTACCGGTGTATTATCAGGTATAGAAAATGTTTCTTGTATAGTTTCTAGTATAGTAACTGCAGATTGGCCTCCGCCTCCAGCTATTACAGGTGCCGCGCTTGGTCCACTTGTTATTATATCATTTACGTATCCAACTAAAGTTGTAACAGTAGATCCTAAAGAAGCTCCAGTTGTAATACTTGTATCATATACTTGTGGATGTATTTGTGATCCACCTAATAAGTTTCCGGCATTAGTATTAGTAAGTATATTTTGAGCTATAGTATTTAGATAATTAAATCCACCAACTGATGGGCCTATTAATGATGGTATTGGATCAATAGCTGCATACCAATACGATAAAGCGCCATCTACTGTATTTTGATTTCCACCCCATTCAATATCATCAACTATAGCATCTACAAATGTTCCAACATCTCTATAACATAAGTCTTTATTATAGCTATATCCTGGATTATTTTGGTCGATATATGCAACAACCTGTTCTTGTATATATGATCTATTTAATGTTAATAATTTTGTAGCATATCCTGGAATCCCTGTTGGCCCATATTGTATTACATTATTAATAACACTAATTAATGTTGTAATAGTTGAACTTGCAGCGGCGCCTCCTGTTTTTGTATAATCATATACTTGTGGATGTGTTTGTAATCCACCCAGTAAATTACCAGCACTAGTATTAGTAATAATATTTTGAGCTATAGTATTAAGATATGTAAAGCCATCCGTTGATGGTCCAATTAAAGATGGTATTGGATCAATTGCTGCATACCAATAGGCCAATACCGCATATACAGTTTTTTGATTACCACCATAAGTTACATCATTTACTAAATTATCAACAAATGTTCCAACATCTCTATAACATAAGTCTTTATTATAACTATATCCCGGATTATTTTGATCTATATACGCTATGACTTGTTCTTGTATATAAGAACGATTTAATGTTAATAATGCTGAAGCATTAGCATAGTTTTGTCTTTCTGCTGGTGCAGTAAGTTCTGATGCAACATTTACTGTATACCATTGAACACCTGTTGCACCTGGAACATCATTATATGAACCAAACGTTATTGCATCTCCAACGCTTGGTCTAAATTCTAATCCGTCTACATATATCGTAGAACCTATTTGACCGCTTCCTGTAGCACCCGTTAAAGTAGCACCTGAGGCTCCGCTATTACTTTTACCTGTTTGTTTTATAGGACTATGACCATCTGCCCATAATCCAATTGTACCAAACGATGAATTTGAGTTTGTAATAGAACAGTAGCCACCATTAGTAGCATATACTGCTATATCACAACAGATAGTAAATATAGAAACTAATTGAGCATAAGCTTCATTATCGATATGAATACCAATACCACCTTGATTATATTGAGTAAACGCATCGAACACCATAGACTTAAGTCCATCTACTGCGCTACCATCAATATATACGCCAGTTCCTGTAGTTGTTAATGATGTACAGTTTTGAACATATGGGCTTCGTTTTATATAAGCCGGTACTGCAGTAATATTTCCTAATTCATCTCTTGGAGGATACGCTACAGCTGCAGCAGGAGATAAATGATCCTTAAACGTGAATCCCCAAATATAACTTCCCATATTAACATGAACCACATCTACTGTTGGGTTTGCAGGTCTAATTACAGTAGTTCTTAAGTTATCACCTATGATTGCGCATTCTGCTGGTAATACGATTGGGTTTTGTTCAGTATAATCGCCACTCTTAACAAATATAGTTGTACCTGCTGTAGCTACTGAACACGCTTTTTTAATTGTTAAGAATGCTGTAGTTAAAGTAGTACCGTTATATGAATCACTGCCGCTCTTAGAAACATATAATACGTTTGTTGCAGCTCCAGAAACTCCAGTTGCTCCTGAAGCACCTCGTAAACCTGTTGATCCTGAAGCACCTTGATGACCAGTTGCTCCTGATGCACCTTGTAAACCTGTAGAACCAGAAGCTCCTTGTACACCTGTTGAGCCGGATGCACCTTGTACTCCCGTCGCTCCAGATGCACCGCTTGCACCCATACGACCCGTTGCACCAGTTAAACCTGTCGCACCAGTATAACCTGTGGCACCAGTGGCTCCTGTTAAACCACTAGCTCCTTGAGTTCCTGTAGCTCCACTAGCACCTCGAACACCTGTAGCACCAGACGCCCCACTTGCTCCTATTGGGCCTGTAGAACCACTAGCGCCTTGAGTTCCTGTAGCACCGCTTGCACCTATACCAGTAGCACCTGATGCGCCACTCGATCCTTGAGTACCTGTGGATCCACTAGCTCCTTGAATACCTGTAGCGCCCGTAGCACCAGTGTAACCTCGTGGACCTTGTGGTCCTGTAGAACCGGTGGGACCCGTCGAACCTGTCGCACCTGTAGAACCTACTGGACCTGATGCACCACCTGTAGGACCAGTCGCACCAATCGGACCTGTCTCACCCGTGGCTCCTGTCGAACCAGTTAAACCTTGTATACCGCCGTATGCTAGATCATTCCAAGCAGTTGTACCATCACCTATCTTAAACTTATGGGTGTCAAGTTCAATACCCATCTCGCCTTCAGCGAGCACCGGATTTGCTCCTGTAGCTCCCCATTCAGCTGCAGTACCTCTTCTAAATTGTAATTGTATGTATGCCATTAAGCTACTGTTCCTGCGTCAAGGTGTGCGCCTGCTGAGAATGATGTAGTCGGAGCTCCGCCATCAAATATAGAAGCTGGACCACCAGTAGTGGCCGTAGCTAATGCTTGGAAGTTAGCATCTAGCTCTCTTAAGTTTAATGAACCTGTCCTATCTTGGAAGGTGTATGGTATTAATGGAGTGCTCATGTGTTATAGTTTTCTATATCTAGTATGTTAAGTACGTTGTTTGCCCATGGTGCTTTATCACTATTATTATTTATCCATTGTACCAGCAAGTCTTTCTGATAATGCGTTAAATTAGTCACTTTAATTAACTGATTACGACCAGCCATCCAGTCATTATCTACGTTTACCTGATACTCTTTTGAGTGACCATTCCATGATGCAGTGTACTTATAAATGATCCTTTGTCTTGTATCAGCCTTATAGTAATATAGTTCTGACAATACACCATTTGCTATGGCCATGGCTATGTCTTGCCATTTACTTACCGTGACGAACGTATCATTCACTGTCCTATAACTTATCGTATTATCAAATGGGTCTGTATAGTATCCAGTTATCGTGTTATCCTTAATCTTTATAGTAGGATTAGGCATAGTAGTCGTTATGACCACATCGCGATGAGCTATACCACCAGTAGATACTCCAACTCCTGTAGCTCCATACGTAGGAGTCGTATCTTCTACATAGACTATATTATGTCTTATATTTTGGTTTTCACCAACAGTCGTCAACGTTATGTTTGGCGGTGAGAACATTATGCTATCAGTGTAAATTGGCCCATAGGAGGATATGTATGGTGATCTCTCATGGTAAACGCCATCTTACGTGGAGTGTTGTATTTAAATGAACAATGGATCCAGCATGTGGTAGCACCTGAATATTCAAGTATTAATTGGTCATATGGAATGACTTGCTGTATAGCTTGAACCGCATCATACATCTTCTGTCTATTAAATCCTGGGATGATTATGTCTGCTGCTTCACCGTTATAATGCTGTGATGTTGCGCTTGACTTAGCTACGTCACCTGGACGTCTAAAGCCTGATGTTATGATCATGCTTGGATACATCTTAATTATAGGTTCAAGACAATTTTCAGCAAGACCTTTAAGGTTACATACTATTTGTTGTGCAGTCAACCCTACTTGATCCACTGGTAGACGCGTACCATTACTTGTCAATGATCCTAATGTAAAGTGATCTGATAGTTGTAGGTCTGCAGAGAACTTAGCCATACCATATATGACTTCACAACTTTGTGCTGCAGCCTTAGCATCATTCGCTGGTGCCGCTGCAGAACCTTTTGCCGTGCCAGAATTTATGTCTGCGGGATCTAAAGTTCCATCTGCGACTTGTTTAGCTTGATACTCTGCAGGATCTCCTTCTTCAGGAGTCTCATAGTGTGCTGCAGCTTGTACTCCACGTGTGATGACTATAAGGTCTTCGAATACTGGTTCTTCAGGTTGTTGTGCAGCTGGTATAGTTAATCCTGTTTGATTTGCAGAACCAGCTTTTCCATCATTCAAGTCTACCCTTACAGCATCAACGTTAAATGTTGCTCCAGCTTTAAAGTTTTGTGCTGCAACCGACTGTACGTTTACACTATTGCCTGAGAATACGTTTGTAACGCCTGTAGATTCTAAGTTGATTGAAGCAGCCTTAACGTTATATGAACCTGTCACTGCAGTGTTCATGTTACCAGACACGTTCATGTTGACGTTGCCGTATACGTCTAGGTTCATGTTGTTCTTGATGAGTACGTTGCTGTCACCTTCGATGGTAACGTTTGCCGCACCTTTAACATATACGAAGCCATTACGTTCAAGGATCTCATACTTATCACCGACTATACGAGTCACCTTTGTACCGTTTGCATCGATCTCCATGTAAGTACCAGCTTTATGATATAGATGGATACGTTCAGAGTTCTCTGTGTCGTCAAATTCCATGACATGACCAGACTCTGACATGAATACTTTATTAAATGGGTATGTGGTGTTGTATGGTATACGTGATTGATCCCAACCTGTAGCACCAGGAATTGGTACACCTTTTTCTCTTGCTAATTCTTTCTTATAGACTATAGTCTTCTTGATGTCTTCATGTCTTGCAAGTTTGTTAGTATCTGGCTCATTAAGATAAAGTGGATACTTACCCTTTGGATCTTTAAATCCAGCAACCATCGCAGCGCCATTGTTTGGCATGCCAGATGGACTTACTGGGTTTGAACCTACTGGATCTACTGGAGGCGTATTGACTGGTGTTACGTCGCCTGATACGTTTGGTATACCGTCTTTAAGGAATAGAGTCTGCTCTGCAGAACGACGTCTTGTCAATCCTGCTAAGACTTTTCCACCAGCTTTGTTCCAATCCATGAAGGATGTGGCAGCTTGTGTATAGTTTGTAGCATCAGCGTTTTGTTTTAATGTTGACTTACCGAATGCGCCGTTACCTATGTTATATGTTAGACAGCACATAGCGTCAAACATAGACTGGGTGATTGGAGCTTTAACTTTTTGAATGGATGGTACTACTTGGGTGTTGATATGGTCTAGTAAGTATTGTTCTGCTTGTGCATCACTGATAGT